GCAAGATCGCCGCCACCACGCTGGACACCAGCCAGCTTGAGGGCCTGACCAGCAGTGTGCGCGACATCATGGCGTCCGGGGCCATCGTCCACTTTGACGACGTGGCCAGCGCCATCGGACGGCTGAACACCAACATCAGCAACCTGTCCAGCGAGCAGCTCAAGGAGCTGACCACCAACTTCGCCACGGCCGAGGAGCTGGTCGGCAAGATCGACCCGACCCGCTTCGCCGGTGTGGTCAACGCCTGGGGTATCGGCGCGGACCAGGCCAATAACTTTCTAACCCAGCTGACCAACACCAGCCGTCTCACCGGCCAGGAGATGGGCCAGCTGATGAACGAGATGCAGCAGGTCGGCCCGTCGATGCGCGCGTTCGGCTATGACGCCGGGCAGACCGCTCAGTTCTTCGCCGAGATGACCAAGCAGGGCGAACCGGCCCAGCGTGCGGTGTTCATGTGGACCCACGCCTTTTCCGCGGCGGTCAAGGCTGGCGTGGACCCGAAGGAGTGGCTGCACAACCAGCTCACCGCGATCAAGGAGTTCATCGCCAGCGGCGATGTGGAGGAAGCCTCCAAGCTGTTCGAAAAGGCGTTCGGCCAGCGCGCCACGCCGCTGCTGCTGGAGGACGTGAAGAAGGGGCTGCTTGACCTGCCCGAGCTGATGAAGCCGCTGGCGGGCATCGACGAGCCGATCAAGAAGGGCGTCGAGGAGACCAAGAGCCTGGGTGACGCCTTCGAGGTGATCGGCCACCAGATACAGGCTGCGCTCGAGCCGGTGGGGATGTACCTGGCCAAGGGCCTGGTCGCCGGCAGCAACGAGGTCAGCGGGTGGCTGGCGGAGAACCAGGACAAGGTCGTCCGCTGGGGCACCGAGACCATCCAGACGATCCTCAAGTTCGCGGGCGACTTCGTCCGCTTCCTCGGTGACAACTTGGTCTGGTTCTCGGCGTTCGCCAACGCGATCAAGGAGGTGGTGACCGGCGCGATCCAGTTCATGCTGGTCCCGATTCAGGGGCTGATCCATGCGATGGCCGCGCTGCCGTTCATCGGCGACAAGTTCAAGGGCGCCAAGGAGGCCATCGACGACACCTTCAACGCGCTCAGCAAGATGGACAAGGTTGACCTGTCCCACATCGCCCAGGACTGGGGCCACCAGCTGCAGCACCTGGGCGACAACGTGCTGCCGGGCTTGTCGGCCAAGGTGGGCGACGTCGGTGGCGCGATGGCCGACAACCTCAAGATCACCGAGGCGTTCACCGAGAGCGTCAACGGCGAGCTGAAACCGGCGTTCGACCAGATCAAGGACAAGTCGGGTCAGCTGCTCCCCGGAACCGCCGAGGCTCCCACCAACCTGCAGCTGCTCGGCAGCCCGGATCAGTGGGCCGACATCACCAACAAGCTGTCGCAGATGGGCATCCAGATCAAGACCAACACGGCCGGGGTCATCGAGTCGATCAGCTTCGCCAACCAGAAGGCCCACGACCAGTGGGACAAGTGGTACGCCGAGGCCAGCAAGAAGGGCACACCGGTCGATGTCAAGCTCAACCCCAAGACCAAGGACGGCAAGGATGTCACCGGCGGGTCCGACCTTGTTCCACCGGGTGGCGCCGACGTGCCGATCACCGTGATGCCCAAGGGTGTCAGCGGCTACACCCCCGGCGGCATCCCGATCCCCACCTACGCCGCGCCCGGTGGGGGACCGCCGCGGCTCAGCCTGCCGCAGGGCGGCGCGGGCGGGGGGCTCCCCACGGCGCCGGGCGCCTTCAACTTCGGTCCCGCTGGAGCGCCGCAGGCCGGCGACACGGAACTGCAGGCCGCCCTGCGGGCGAAAGGCTTTACCCCAGAACAGATTCGGCTGGTAACGGGATTCAGCCAGGTCGAAGGACCTGCCGCACCGGGCGTACCCTCGCTGGGATTCGTCAGTAGTGAGATCGGCACCGCCACTCTGCAGGGCCACGTCGATGCACTGGCCGACCAGTTTCAGCGTCGTGCCTCCGTTGCCGGCGCGTTCCCCACGGGTGGCACCGACGAGGAGCAGGCTCAATGGATCGCCAGGCTGGTGGGGCAAAGCGGCCAAATCGACTACCACGGCGAGCAACAGCCGGCGGATTACGTCCAGCGGGTCGTCAGCGCCATGCAGGGGATTCCGCGCGTGGGAGGCCCCGGCGGTCCCGGTCCCACCGGCACGCCGAGCAGCCCGATCAACGTGGTGCCCGCACCCGGAGCGCCGGGGCCGGGCATCTCCGTCCCAGGCATGGCGGGCACGCTGCCCACCTTCAACGTCCCCGGCTTCACACCCCACCTGCCCCCCGGCGGTGCGACGCGGCCGGGGCCGCCGAAGCCTTGGTGGACCACCGGCACACATCCCAAGGACGCCTACTCGGTGCCCGAGGACCAGTTCAACGAGCAGAACCCGCCACCAGCGCCGGACGGAGCCAAGGGCTGGCAGCACCATAGCGACACCAAGAGCTGGATCGCGGTGGACGGCGAGGGCAACCCGGTCAAGGGAGCCCCCCCGGCTCCGTCCCCACCGCCACAGGGCAGAACCTTCTTCCCACCCGCACCCGGCGCGGGTCCACTGACCGGGTACGTCAACACCCCACACGGCCTGGTGCCGGTGCAGGGCGGCGGCCAGCTCGGCGGCTTCCCGGTACCACCCTCAGTGGCTCAAGGCGCGGTGGGGATGAAGGTCCCCTCGGTGACCATGCCGGACTCGCCGCTCTATGGCGTGATCGGCGGCAAGGGCGGCTACAGCCAGCGGTCGCTGGGCGAGATACTGGGTGGCCCACCCGGCAGCGGACCAGGCCAAGACCTGAAGGACCTCCTGTCCGGCGCGGTCGGACCGGCCGCGGGACTACCCAAGGGCCTCAAGCCCATCTACGGCCCGCCGGTTTACAAGCCGGAGGACCTGTTCGGCCTGGACGTCGGTGGGCGACAGGGCGGCGGCGACATCCCCTGGCTGCCCGGTACGCAATGGGGTCAGGACGGCGTGCATCTCATCGGGGCACCGGGCGAACACATGTGGTCGGCACCGGAGGTCGCCGCCGCCGGTGGTCACCACCAGATGACCAAGATGCGCAACGCCGCGCTGAACGGCAAGCTGCAGAGCCTGCAGCCCGGTGGTCCGGTCGGCCAGGTCGGCGCGCTCAACACCCAGGGCGCACAGGTGGACACCATCGCCATCGGCTACGCGATCGAGCAGGCGTTCGGCATCACCAATCAGGGCTTCTACAACAGCCCGGACGGCATGAACGAGCACTCCAGCGGCGAGGCCGTGGACATCATGGTGGGTCTGGACAACCCGGTCGGCAACCAGGTCAAGGACTTCGCGCTGGCCAACGCCGCGCAGTTCGGCGTGCAGTACGCGCTGTGGCAGCAGACGGAGTGGGACGCGGGTGGCGGCAGCAGCCGGATGGACGACCGGGGTAACCCGACGCAGAACCACCGCGATCACGTCCACATCCGCACCCTGGGTGGCGGCTACCCGCCCGGCGGTGGCCCCGGCCCGCAGGGCACCGGCGGTGGTCCCAGCAGCGGCCAGACCTCGAACACTCCGGCCCCGGCCGCTGCGCAGATGGTGGGCACCGGCACGCTGCCAATGAGCTCCTTCCAGGGGATGCCGGGCAGCGGCGGTACGGGCGGCACCGGCAGCCAGGTCGGTCCCGGCGGACCCAGCGCTCCCGGCTACTTCAGCCCGTTCGGCGCCGCGCCACCGGGCCTCTCGGGTCGCCAGATGCAGGAGTGGACCACCTCGACCGAGGAGTGGCAGCAGAGCCAGATCGGCGCCACCAGCGCCCTGCAGAAGGCGCAGGCCGAGTACGGCGCCGCCCTGCAGGCCGCCACCCAGGCACAGAACCAGTTCAACGCCGATGCCGCCAAGGCGAACACGCCGGAGAAAGCGGCGGCGATGAAGGACCAGCTCGACAAAGAGGCCGCTTTGGTGTCGTCCACGGGAGACGCGCTGGGCAAGGCCAACGACGCGATGGTGCACGCCAGCAACGCCTACACCATCGAGATGGGCAAGGCCCCGCCCAAGCCGCCGACGCCCGGTGGCGAGGGCCAGTACCAGAGTATGAGCCAGCAGCTGGGCCAGGGCCTGGTCAAGGGGTTATTCCAAGGGCTTGGCTTCCCGGACGTGTTCGGTAAGCCGTTCACCGAGTGGGGCATCTCCAAGCTGCTGATGGGCGGGCTCGGCTGGGGCCTGAACCTGCTCAACAAGGTCGGTGAGCAGGGCGGCGGCGGCATGATGGCGGGCACCGGTCCGATGGGCATCGGCAGCCCCGGCGGCGGCGGCCTCTCCGGACTGTTCTCCGGCCTGATGCCCGGCGTGGCGCCCGCGCTGAAGCAAGGGGCGAGGTTCCAGGGCCAGCCCGGTATCCAGGGCTTCCTCCCGCCGGGTCAGATACCGTCCCAGGAGCAGTCACCTGGCCTCTTCGGGTTCGGCGGGATGCCCGGTTCACCGCAGGCGCAGGTCGGCCCCGCCTCGATGCAGTCTCAGACGCCGGCGAACACGCCGACCGGGGTGTCCGGCACCGCGTACTCACCCAGCCTGTCGATCACGCAGAACTACGAGGGCGTGATGTCCCAGCCGAAGATCCAGGACACCGTGAGCAGTGCTGTGGGCCAGACCGCGGCCCCGGCGCTGAGCGGCGGGGCGGGGGTCCCGGGATGACCACCGTCTCGCCGCGCCTGGTCACCGGGCCGGAGCTGACCTACCCGCCGGGCAACACCACCGCCGCGCACATCGTCCCGCCGCCCGGTCCCACCGCGTTCGACCAGCAGACCCCTGCCCTGCGCGGCCTGACCACCGCTGCGGTGTGGCTCTCCCCCGGCGGCCAGCTGTTCAACCTGGCCGGACCCCACAAGGGCACCCAGGGTGCCCGGTTCGTCAACCAGGTGCAGGGCGACCAGGCGTGGCCGGTCGAGCAGGTGCTGACCCGCTCGCCCTACATCATGGGCGCGGTGATCGAGCGCACCAATATCGGTGAGCGGATGTTTTCCTCCGGCATCGTGATCGGGAGCCAGGCCCCACCGATGACCGAGTACCAGTACCGGATGGCCGAGTCGAAGTGGTGGAAGGGCCAGGACGAGAACAACGACGGCTGGCTGGGCTTCTACACGCGCTTCTCGGGCTGGCGCTGGATTCCGGTCCGGCCGTTCGAGACGGTGAAGACCCCGCAGAAGCTGGACAGCACCGCGTATGGGAACAACGCCTCGCTGTGGGACGTCACGTGGATCGCGCAGCGACCGTACTTCACCAAGGTGGCGCTGTATGACAGCTTCGTGGCCACCACCGCGCGCACGCCCAAGCCGCCGCCGGGCTCGCTACTGGGCCAGCTGGTCGATGAGCTGATCGGCGACCTGTACTACTGGGGCACCATCGCGCTGGCCAACCGTGGTGACCTGCCGAGCTACGCGCAGTTCTTCATCACCTCCCCCGGCCAGGCCATCGTGCAGGACAACGCCTCGTCCCGGCTGGTCACGCTGCCGTCCACCGCCGCTGAGGTGGGCACCTACATGTGCGACACCGAGCCGGGTGTGCGGACCCTGACCGCCGCCAATGACCCGCAGGACAACCTGCTGTTCGACCTGATCCGCCAGAGCCAGATTCTCGACTTCTTCCTGTCCGGCATCGCCAATGAGGGCCTGCCGCTGCAGATGCAGTTCCAGAACCGCTTCCTCTACGCGGTACCTCCGCGCACCGTCGTCCAGCTCACTGTGGGCCACAGCTCGCCGTCCGGCTCCATCACCGCGCTGTTGCCGCAGCGGTACAAGCGGTCACGATGACCGCGCCGACGACGACCCCGGTCCGCTTCACCAGCTGGCTGCCGGACGTGCTGCCGGTCCCGGGCGACGGCGGCGTGCCCGATCCGGTGGCGTCGCCGGCCAGCTGCGCGCGGTACCTGTCCGGCGTCCGGCAGGTCGCGCTGGCCAGCGGGCGACAGCGCCCGCTCATCCGCGTGACGGACGGCAACCTGCGCGAGATGAGCGAGCTGGAGGGCGAGCTGTCCTGCTCGATGGAGGACTTGAGCGACGACACCGCCAAGGTCACGGTGAAGATCCGCTACGACAACTGGCTGGTGGACTGGATGACCAACCAGACCATGCTGGTCTCCGACCTCAACCTGCTCATCGACCCGATCCCGACCCAGCAGGACTGGCGCACCCGGTGGGGCGGCAAGATCACCGAGATTCACGTCAAGAAGGATGACCAGGGCATCCACAGCATCGAGCTGACCGCGCTGCATTTCCGCGAGCACGCCAAGCGCCTGCTGGTCGCCGCCAACCCGATCTTCCCGCCGGAGATCCAGCTGCCCCGCATGTGGGTCCTGCCCGGACCGCTGCGCACCATCCTGTTCGTCACGGCGTTCATCAACCTGGCGCGGCTGTTCCTGCCGGGGTGGTCCACCATCACCAACATCGCCAACCCGGCCGGGTGGATCAACCCGCTGGGGGTGGACGCGGTGGGCAACCTCCTGCCGACCGCGTGGCCGATCCAGCCCGCGTTCGTCGATCCGGTGCTCGACCAGTCACGCTGGACCACGCTGGGCGCGACGTGGACCACCTGGCACGAGAGCTTCAAGGACCTGCTGACCGACGCCGGCTGCCAGATGCGGTTCTACACCTACCTGACCACTGACGCCGACTCGCCCAACACCGAGCTGGCCGGGTTGCTCACCGCCGCGCCGGACCTGGCCAAGCTGCTCGGGGTCGATACCGGCAGCATCGACACCAGCATCGACAAGCTTGTCGCGCCGCAGCGCAACGCCGTCTGTGTGGCGTTCGAGGACATCAACGGCGTCACCGGCCCGACCGGGACGGCGGTTGACGGCCTGATCCAGACGGTGGCCGTCACGCTCGACGACCTGATCACGCCGGTGGCCATCGACCTGACCACCGGCAACACCTACGACCCGGGCCAGGTGCTCAACGGTGAGCCGGTGGAGGACGCCACCGGCCTGGGACAGACGTATCTGATCGAGCAGCTGACCGGTACGGCGCCGCCGCCGCCCAAGGTGATCTGGTGGGACGGCCAATACACCGGGATGATGGAAACCGACCTGACGTGGCATAAAGGCCAGGTCAAGACGATTATGACCGGGTCGAAGTCGCCCACCATCCTCAATGAGGCGCAGACCTTTGCGATCCGGTTCGGCCTGTCTCAGCTGCAGACGGTCATCACCTCCGGGTTGTTCGGACAAGTGGGCGCGGCACCCATCGGTGCCGGTCTGGACAATCTCTATCAGGGTCAGCTGGACAACACCTTGCTGGCCTGGCAGCGGTTCACCGATCCGATCCGCGCGCTCTACGGCGGCGACATGAGCTGGCAGGAGCATTTTGAGAAGGGCTCCGGCACCGCCTACACGCTGTCCTCGATCCTGACGCTGCGCAGCGGCGACTGGAAGACGCGCGCGTTCGCCGCGTTCAAGGCCAAAACCATCGACGGCCATCCGTGGATCGCCAACGTGGACTTCCAGATCGGCGACCGGGTGGGCTTCGAGCAGAACGGGATCATCTACGTGGACAACGTGTTCGGCATCAAGCGCGAGTGGGACTGGAACAAGCCCGTGACCGTCTCGGTCAAGATCGGAGAGGACAAGCAGAAGGCCGACCCGTTCGCCTCGGCGTTCAAGACGATGGCCGCGATCTACTCCTTCGTCGGCGAGCTGGCCGGAGAGGGGACGATCTTCCAGTGACCACCGAGGGACTGCCGGGCGTGGGCCAGGGGCCGCGCAACACCAACCCACAGAGCCGCTATGCCTTTCCCGCCGCCAACCCGTATGAGCGGCTGGCGGGACCGCCCAAGCTGCAGTTCGGCGAGTACGGCGAGCTGACCCACAAGACCATCGACCAGGCGGGCCTGACCGGCGAGGAGCGCAAGCTGGCGCAGGAGATGCTCAAGGTCCAGCAGGCGTACCTGGAGATCTACTACAACCTGGACTACCCGAACGACCCGGACGGCCACGTCGTCGATCTGTCCGGCGTTTACATGACCCAGCCTAAGGTCGCCATCGCCTGGACACTGGCGCTGGCCGGCTTCCGGCCGACCGCGAAGAAGTACATCAAGAAGCGGCCCATCGACGGCCCGGGAGTGGCAGAGGGCGCGTACTACTGGGTCGATATCCGCGCCGCCGACGACCCGACTGATGAATTGCTGCCTGAGCACCGCGCTGACGACCCGCACCTACCGCCGGACACCCGCCGTCTCGCGGCGGTTCGCGACGGAGCGCCGCCGCAGGAGTTACCGCAGTGGAACGTCGCTCCCAAGATCCTCTGGGAAGACGTGCCGCGCGAGCAGTGTGGCT